TGGGTAATAACCCTATGGTTGGTGCTACTGTAGCTGTAGCTGTTTCCATTGAGGAAGCTGCTAAGAACGGTAAATTCTAAGTTTTACGATTTTGATATGTGTACAATTTTAATGTGTACACATTGAAAAAAGGCATTTGTACACATTTTGTACACATTAGGATTTAATGTGTACAATGAGATGTGTGTACAGATGCCTTTTTATTATAGTGTATTTAATATGTCCTTGTTGCGCTCACGCATGGTTTCTGTGACATGGGCGTATATATCAAGAGTGGTTGCTACATTTTTATGTCCCAGACGCTCTTGTACATATTTAACATCAGCTCCTTTGGCAAGTAAATTAGAAGCGTGTGTATGCCTGAGAGAATGGAAATCAAGCTCAGTGAAGCCAAGCTTGTGATGAATAACATTAAAACAGTGCATCATGGTTCTTGGTTGAATCCATGAGCCATCATCTCTTACAAGCACCATATGCATTGATTCGCCAGCCGGCTCATAAGTAAGTCTCTTAGAGTCATCTTCAAGTGTCTCACAGTAGATATAATTGTAATATTCATTATAGTACTGTTCACATTCCTTTTCATGTTCGTACATCCTTTTAAGTTCTGAAAGCGTTGTATCATCAAGTTCTATGGTACGAAATGAATCATATTTAGGGTTTTCCAGATACCATTTATCATCATGATTCTGTACCTGTCTGTTAATGCTTAATATTCCATTATCAAAGTCTATATCATCCCACATAAGACCAAATATCTCACCCAGACGCATGCCGCACCTATAAGCGAGAAGAAGTGGCATATGATATATATGTCCTTGTGCAAATGTTTTAAAGACAGTATCAAGCTGCTCATTAGTCCATACGACTCTTACTTTCTTTTTGGTTTTAACCTCTGCCTTTGCTCTTGGAAGCGGAAGAGAAATAGTTGCAGAAGGATCATCATTAATAAATCTTGCAGTAGTCTTTGCGTAGGCAAATGACTTGGTAAGAATGCCCTTAACATTGCCGAGAGAGTTTCGCGACATTCCGGTATTAAAAAGATTATTTATAAGCTCCTGGAGAAGACTTGGCTCTATGTCTTTAAGATAATATGAACCAATAGCCGGCTTTATATATAAATCAATTTTCTTTTTGTAAGTTGATGCCGTATTAGCTTTAAGATTGACCTTGCAATAATTATCAATCCAGTAATCCATGTAATCAGATACAGAGATATTAGATGGAGTGAAGCTCTTGCCAGTCTGTTTATATTGTGTGTATGCGACCATACCGGCTTCATATGCCTCAGATTGGTTCTTAAATCCGCTCTTGGTAATCCACTTCCTTTTGCTATCTACAGGGGCAGATTCGAAACGATAGGCCCATAGATTGCCACGCTTATATGTAAGGACCTTAGATATTTTCTTTTTCATATTAACCATTCCTTTCTGTTTTTGGGGAAGTTGCATCAGGCAACAGTAAAAATGGGTACAAAAATAACACCTACTTGAAAAAGCGGTGCTGCTAATGATATAATATGGCTTGTCTAGGGCGATATTATATATAAGCACAGCTTATTGTAAGTATCGTGGTAAAAGCTCTTGTGTTGGTAGCACAGGGGCTTTTATTTTAGTTTTTCTTTTTTCAGTTATTACTAGTTTTATGTCTATGACATAGTCTGCAATTATATTTTAAACACAGATGTTATGGATCAGTTTCAGATGTTGCTGCTACATCCGCATAAGTATCTTGTAGATTTGGAGCATTGTCGTTTTTTTCCTCTTGATTATAATTTGTGATACTTGTCATTAAAGTAGATGTGTATAATTTAAATCTTCTTTGATAATCTATAGGAATACCTGTCATGTGGCAATATAGTTTACTCATATCACTTCCATAGCTATTCAAATATGTAGATAATTCAGTTATGAATCCATATTCTAAATATTTATTATTTAATAAAATAATCATTGATAAAATAAGACCCCATATATTATCATATGTTATATTAATTTCATTTGTGTATAAAAGCGTATTTTCAAATATATGATTAGCACTATGAAAAAGTGGAGATCTATATTTAACGAAATCAAGATTATGAGTTGCTTTATTTCTAAATTTACGAACAATATTTAGAGCACTTAGTAAAACATTAGCTTTAGCTTCATTGTCTATATTAGAAACGGATAAAAGCCGGAAATATGTAAACATATCTTCTTTGTCTTCGGTTTTTAGATATTTATATATATCTGTTGTAGAAGAAAAAGATACGTTTTTGAATAATATCCATGGTGGAATGTGATCCTTTGTGTTTCTATAATGAGATGTTGGTGTATCATGGGTTTCATTGCATAATTTTAAAGTGTTATTTAATAAATTTCTAAGATTCTGCCGTTTGTCTTTGTCATTAGAGTATTTGTAATTCTTAGGATTTAGATATTCAGTTTCTTTCTCAGATATGTTTTTGGCAATGATATAAGAAAGAATAGTTTTAAATGAATTCTCTGCATATCCAGCATATTTAACGATAACACCTTGAATATTTTTGTTAAATATATGTGTTGTAAATAACTGTTCAATTCCTAATCCTGGTATAAATACATCATCCTTTTGGTACAAATCTTTATAACCATTAACGAGGTCATAGTATGATATAGAAGATAACGCCTCAAGTGCGTAATCGCGGTTATTTATAACTAAATGTTTTTCGTTGATAAGTTTATTTATTTGTTCTTCAAAAGTTAAAAACGGTTTATCCAATATAGTTTTCTCCATAATAAAATAAAATCGAAAAAGCCTTGCCACAAATATATGTAGCAAGGCTTTTTCTTCGCTGTCCATTTAAGTATCAGCTATTTAACTTGACTACATTATATTTGTAAGGAAACTAAAAGTCAATAATTTTCAAATAAAATTTTATAGTATTTTAACAGTATCTCCTAAATTGATAATATTGTTTTGCGGTCTTTGTATTTTTGTTATCTGTTCTTTATTGACAAGTAATGCTTGCTCAGAGTATATTTTTTCAGCTTGCTTAAAAGGATCTACAAATGAGGCAAAATTGACTTCGGCCTTTTTTTTACAAATTGAAAATTCATCAAAGACTTCTTGTATTTGCAATACATCTTTAATGTGATCAAGAGTACCGAGACTTTTTCCAGAATCTGGATCCGTTATTTCAGGACCTATTTCAACAACCTGAACATTTTCGCCTATGGTAGCACCTTTAGTTCTTCCATAGTTAATTAAAATAGAGTACTTATCTAAAATTTTTATGACTTTAGCAGTTTTCATAATAATTCTCCTTAAAATTAATATTTCTGTCTGTTTTCTATCACTGAACCAAACAGGTAATAATCATGAGTTAAAAGCATATCTTTAGCAAACTTTTCGTTATTGAAATTTAAATGTCTTTCTTTGAGCAATTCAATTTGCTAATCAATTGTTAAAAATTCTTGCGGTTTTTTATTCATATATTTCTCCTAAATGCAAATAGAGGACTTAAGATATATATCTCAAGTCCTCTATTCACAGCCAAACAAGTTAGCCATATCTTCTTGAGATATATTAATCTATTATGAATTAAAAGTCAATAAATTTACTGACTCTGAATGTATAATTTCTAATACATTTTTTACACATTCATTTCAGGTACATTTTCAATTAATTGTAATAACTGTTCTTTTTCACTCATATTAATACCTCCATATACTATTGTCTCATTTTCAGACTTTCTCTATATTGTTCTGCATCTGGGATATCACATTCTTAATCCCCAGTTACTAGCAGACAATCTATTATATTGATATTGTGTTAATCTTATCGGAAGAGAGTTATATGCTTGGATTATTTGCTGATAATTAAAGCATGGACACAAACAATAAACAGAAGCATATGAGTCAATCCTCTTTTTTAGTTCCATTTGATTCAAAATATAATTATTTCCTACTCTTCGGTAGAATGACCACCAAGGATTATTAGCTGCACTTACTTGCAATCTGTGACAACCAAAAGGATTTTCGGTCATATAACTAGCACCATAACAAAAATGTGGGTCACCACTACGGCATTTATCACCATAACAATAATTCAACTTACCTATTATCTTTCTGTCAATGACTTTCCCGTTTATTATAGTAAAACTGGATTTCCATGTGCTAACCAATTCATATAAGCTTATAAAAGCGAGATATTCTTGTGGAGCACTCGAGTATATAGCCTGATGAAGAATGATTCCATTATCCGTTTGAGTATGATATTGCGGAGCCTGCTTGGCAAGAGTGACAGCTTTCATGTAATTTTCCGAAGAGGATTTTCCAAAGCAGATTGATATATACCAATCTGGGAAAACTATGTGAGCATCTTTTGTTTGCGGTGCATCCAAATTATTTGATATTGATGAAGAGCAGTCTGTTTTATCAGAATATGAAGGCGAATATTCTGTAGGCTCATTAATGGGTTGCTGTGATATTGTTGAATAATTCAAGTTGGCAACAAAATTTTTAATATCTTTTTGGACAGAAGGTATATTATATTGCATAACTAATGTATTATATATCTTTAAAAGGTTGTTATCAGAAGAAGAAAAAACTATAAAAGAATTATCAATAAATTCTATAACGATGTATTTTAAAGAGAGAAATACATTATTTATTTCATGAGTAGAATAAATATATTTGTTTCCACCAAAGAAATCTATAAACAATTTATCTTCAAACATTCCAACATTACAAGTTATTTGGCGTTCATACTGAAGACCATTTATGTATGAGAGCGTAATATAAAATTTATTGTTAGTTAAAAATTTTGCAGCCTTTTTTAAAGATTTTAGCTCTTTCTTATCTATAAGCATATAAAGCATTCTCCCCCCTTTTTAATGTTTAATTTATGTTGTGTGCATATATTTCAATCATATCAACATCTTTGCACTGTCTGTCATAATCTCCATTTTCAATGTGTGTTAATTCATGATGATATGATTTAAGATGTTGTTCTCGGTTTAGCCGAGAATTAAGCACGATTGTGAAAGAATCATCATTATTATTAACAGTGTATGCCTTTATTGTAGGAGGCATATCTGCGTAAATAACATTAGTAGTAATATTAATCATCCCCTTTATTTGACATTCTATCTATCATCTGCTTAACAAAGTCGATATCTTCTTTCTTAACCTTGCGAGAAGCGTCAAAGAGAACTTTGTATTCAGGATTCTCATACATAAACTGAGCCATATCTCTGGCATCATCATCAAGGTAATACCTATCGGGAATAACCTCAGTAGTAGGTTTTTTACCTAGTAAATAGTTCATATCAACATTAAATGTATCAGCAATTAGTTCCAAAGTTTCAAAATTTGGTTCTCTTTCGCCATTTTCATACATTCCAATAGCGCTTCTGGATACACCAAGTTTATCAGCCATTTGCTGTTGAGTAAGTCCACTTTGTTCTCTTATTTTTCTGAATATGTTAGGAAAATCACCCATATAATTCAACTCCTTATGTTACTTTAAATATATAATAACACGAATTGTGGAAAAATCAAGAAAAAATTCCACAAAATGTGTTGACACGATATGTGACAAGTGATATATTACAGTTGAGCCACAAAGTGTGGCATGAAAGGAGTGATAATTTGCAACCCAAGGAAATAGGCAACAGGTTAACAGTGTTAAGAGGAAATAAGCCACAGAGTGAAGTTGCGAAAGCAATAGGCATAAGTGATTCGGCTCTGTCTATGTATGAATGTGGCGAAAGAATCCCAAGAGATTCTATAAAGATTAAACTGGCACAGTATTATGGAAAGTCGGTTCAGTCTATTTTTTTTGATTAATAATGACACGATATGTGACATTATCTATTCGAGGAGGTGAGAGAGTGAATTATACAGCAGTAGCGATAACAGCAATTATCTGCATAACAATATTGGTATTATGCCATGAACCTAAGAGGAAATAGATTAAGGAAAGGAGCAAGCTTATGAAGATAGCAACAATAAAGAGAGAGCCGGAGGATATGGTGTATACAGTGGAGGAAGTGGCAACAATCATGCGAGCTTCTAAACAGTATGTTTATACACTTATCAACGCAAATCAGATAAGGGTGCTTAAAATCCCTCATACAAGAATAAGAAAGTCAGAGCTTGAAAGATTCTTCAGGGATAACGAGGGAAAGGATTTAACGAATCCGAATGAACCAAAGGATATTGTAATTTAGAAAAGGAGGATAATATGCGGCGTGTAGGTTTAATAATATCTTACAACAAGAGAATTAATGAGAATCTTAGGAATGGTAATACGGAGCTGGCTGCCAGATGGTACACAAGGCTGAGATTGTTGGAGATATTCAGCTTTGTGCCGGAAGGAGCTTACAGACTTCCAACAATATAAAAAAGAGCCGCTTGGACCAGCGGCTCAGTACTTAGAACATTAAATGCTCTGCAAATATAACAATATCATTGTATCAGAAATGTTCAAGTACATCAAGAAAAATTAATAAAATGGTCTTTTTCTTGGGCTTGTAATGAATATTAACAAGTCTACGAAACAAAGATTGTTTAAAAAGGGGTGTACATGAAAAGAAGAGGTACAAGGTACATTCCCTATGACTATGAAGCGGCAATTGATAAATCTGTAGAAGATATGAATGAGGTCTTCATGGAGTACATGCTGAAGACCAAATACAGGTGCGTCTACACATGTAAGGAGATCCGGGCAGGTAATCAGCTTGAGATAGAAATATATCCAGAGTTCACCAGGAAAGAGGACATTCCGGAAGAAGGAAGGATTAAGGATAAAGAAACTCAAAGAAACCTGAACAATAAGAATGCCATTAAATATTGTGGAAGACTGATTATAGAGAATTTCACAAATGATGATATATGGATGACGCTTACATATGCAGAAGGGAATGAGCCAGCTTGCTGGGATGAGGCTGTAAAAAATATGACTAATTACATCCGGCGGATTAATTACAGACGCAAGAAGTTAGGTCTGCCTAAAGCCAAGTACATATATGTTACAGAACATGATCCTGACGCAAAGATACGCTGGCATCATCACGTCATTATGGATGGGCTTCTTGACAGAGATGTATGTGAGAAGTTGTGGAAGCTGGGAGAGCGTTCCCAGTCAAAGCGACTTGAGGAAGATGCTTATGGTCTTGTAGGAATGGCAAAGTACATAACAAAGGACAAGCACCGACAGAAAAATGAGAAGCGGTGGAACTGCTCTACAGGACTTAGACAGTTCAGAGTTCGTAAGGTCCGTTCTAAGAGAAAAGGCGGAAATGGGCGGTATGTTCCTGTAAGCAAATATATAGACACATTTGTAAGAGATAAGGCTGCAAGGGAAGCAGAGATACAAGCTTGGCATCCAGAATATTCTCTTCTGGAATCACAGGTGTATTACAACGGAGTAAATGGCATGTTTTATATAACAGCAAGACTCCGGGATTGGAGAAAAAGAGATGCAAAAGGTAGATATATACATCCAAACGACAGCTAGAGGACCAGCAGTCCGTAAGCATGTAGCATACATGTATGTCTTAAAGATAGTTATTAGCAGCAAAGAGTTCATTAGAAACGGCAAGGGCACGCTTGAAAATGTTACAGAGAATCAGGCGGCACTGCAGGCAATAATACATGCATTAATGCGCTTCCATGAAAATTGCGAAATACGCATAAATACTAGTTGCGGACACGTGTTGAACAGCTGTAGGAACTTTTGGCCTCAGCAGTGGGAAAAAGCTGGATGGACGAAAGCTAATGGTAAGAAGGTTAAAAATGCGGACTTGTGGCAGCAGTACTTAAATGTCAGCCGCGGTCATGTAATCAGCTGGTCGAATGATAAAGAGCATGAGTTCAGCAAGTACATGGAATATGAGCTTAAGAAGATGGAGGCGGAATGGACGAGATAAAGATAAAAAAGGAGCTGGAACGGCTTAAGTGGTTAAGAAAAGCCGCGTACATGATGCCGCCCTGTAAAACAGCGGATGAAACAAGTATCAAGGTTACTAATCTTACGATACTTGGCGGAGAGATAGCAAAACTGGAGAGACAGTTATATGTATGCCAGCATCCAGAGGTAGACAATATATAACTCATAACGGCGCAAAGCCGCATAAAATCAGAATGGGAGTAACATTTTACTCCGAAAGTATCTACATACTTATCCATATACGCGGTTAAGAATATATCACACAGCAAAATCTGGCAGCAGTTCCGCCCTGTGCGCAGGGCGGGGAAAGGAGAGACATGGAAAGCATAATGCAGGACATAAAAGAATGTTATATATGCCGGCAGATAATGACGCAGAATAACATTTTCAGACCGCTTCCATCTGGTGGGCTTGAGTGCCATCACATAATGCATGGAACGGCCAACAGAAAGATATCAGAGCATTACGGTTTAAAGGTGTGGCTGTGTCCAGAACATCACAGAACGGGCAAGGAAGCTGTACATAAATGCAGGGAAACAGATTTAAAGCTCATAAGAGCAGGTCAAACGAGATTTGAACAGGTATTCAGTCATAGTGAGTGGATGCAGTTATTCATGAAAAATTATTTGTAGGAGGACACAATATGTTTGAAGTGTTTGGAGAGTTTGATAGTGCAGAAGAGATTAACAAGGCAGCAGCCGCACAGCTTGCGCAGGGAGACACACAGGCTATAAGGGATATAGCAAGAGAGAATGGTCTTGATCCGGCTGATGCAGAGGACTATATAGACGGAGAAGTATCAGAGTTGTGCAATCCACTCATGGCGGCGCTTGGAAAAATCAAGGTCGAAGAGGAGGAACTTAAGCCGGTTGAGATAGTACAAGATTGGATAAATTATATAAAAGCACAGGTTACAGAGCATCCTGATATGGCTGTAGCGGTACGCAGAAAGGGAAAGACGATAAAAGGCTGTATAGCAGAGCTTCTTAAGTGGAGCTTTAAGAATTGTTATCCGGTAGATAAGGATATTGTTAAGGCAGCAGGCGTAGGTGCTTCTGTTAAGATGGGAATCCCTGGAATGGGAAGAGCGTATGAAATCATAAAGGCTTATTACCTTGGAGGCGCGAAATGAAAAGAAAACAGATTATCGCATACGAAGGGAAAAAACCTACAGGAAAACGAAAACTGACGCTTATAGCTGATATCGTAAGTTTTGATGGTGATAAGTACCTTATTGCAGATTTGTATAGCAAGAAGGAACTCATATATCGCGAAGTATATTGTAGCACCGGAAGATTCAACTATGACTATGAAAATCAAAAAGCAGACACAAAAATCTACTGGAACAATCCCAAAAGGAGAATGTTGAAAGAGGCATATACTACAGACCAGACAGTTGCAACTGTAAAGAAATATGCAAAGTTAATAGACACAAAATATTATAGCGAAGATGCTGTTGATATACTTGAGTCAATTGAATTGAAGGTGGATAGTATGTCAGATCTTAGAAAGAAGCAGCGGGAGAATGACGAAAAAGAGAAATTATTTGAATTACTCCCGGAAGAACCTAGAATTCTTCAAATGCGTATAGAAAGCAAAGTAAATCAGGGAAATATTATATATTACAAAAGACATGGAATATATGCTGATTATCATTGTTGCCAGTGCGGAGAAGATTATATGCTTAGAACAGAACCATACGAAGGAATTGAACCGATACTGACATATCCCAAGCCGGAAAGATTAAAAGCTTTTGAATGCCCTAAATGTGGAGATAGTGCATTACTTTATCCAATGGGGCATGCCAAGTGTACATACCAGAATTTCACAACATTTTTATATCAGGTGGCAGCAGACGGAACCCTGATTACAAGAATGTATGATGTATTTGTAACAAGAACACCAGAAGGGGCAAGGAACATCGGAACAACAGAGTATGAGCGTGTGTTTATGCGTCCCGGATATTGTAGAGAATATTATAGATACAATTCAGAAGACAAATGGCGTAAAGACAGAAATGTGGCACTTAGAAATGTAATAGAACTTATTGAGGTCAACTATGACTGCATAAAGGACAGCCAGATGAAGTATCTTCCAGAAGATATGTATAAAACAATATACAGCACACCAGAAAGAATAGAACGAAAGTATCTGGCCCGGTATGAGACTGTGGAAAGCTTCGCGAGATGTCCACAACTGGAGACATTATTTAAAAATGATTTTAGAAATATATGTAGAAGAATCATATGGCAGAGAGGCAGCACAAACCAGGTCAATAAGCATGTAAAGGAACTACATGAGATATTAAGGATTACTAGGACACAATTGAAGTGTTTAAAAGAAGGTGGAAAAACGGAAACCATTGGATTACAAGAACTTGAAGCGTTCAGACAGATTGCTGATAAATACAGAATAAAAGAGCGGGACTATGACATGTTATTTAAACTGTATATGAGCTCTAGCCAGGCAACACTAAATTATTTGCTAAGATTTCAGAGCATAACAAAATTATGGAATATAGCACATAAGTATTTAGAAGATGACCATTTTGAGAATCTCAGGCAGGTACTTACAGAATATAAAGATTATCTTCGAGAACGCGAAGATAATGGAGATGACTTAAGTAATACTGTTTATCTTAAGCCAAGAAATCTGTATGAAACATATACACGAATACGTCTGGAAGCTGAACAGAGAAAAAATGAGAAGTATATCACTGAAATGCAGCAGAAATATTCAAATATAAAGAGCAGATCAAAGAAGATACCTAAGAAATATACATTTACGCATGAGGGATTAATTATAAGACCAGCCCTAGATGCTAAAGAAATTGTGTTAGAAGGGAGAATGCTTCACCACTGTGTCGGAAGTGATAACCAGCACTATCTGAAGGACTTTAATGCAGGTAAAGGTTGGATAATGGTAATCCGGGATATAAAGACTCCTGATACTCCATACATTACGGTGGAACTAAAAAATGACAAGATAATGCAGTGGTATGGAGAACATGATACTAAGCCGGATAAGGAGATTATAGAGGAATTCTTAAAAGAATACAAAAAGCACATAGATAAGAAAGTGAGGAAAACAGCATGAATGAAGTGTTATACACAAAAACATTTAGTGAGTGGCAGCAGGAGCTAGATACAGAGCTTGTAAAGAGTGCGGAAAGCTTTGTAAAGATAGGATATCTTCTTAAGGTTGCCAGAGATACAGATATACTTGCTAATTCTGGATATGGAAATGTTGTGGAATTTGCGAAAGCCCGTTATGGTCTTGATAAGACCCAGGTATCAAGGTTTATACATATTAACGACAGATTCAGCGAGGATGGAAACAGTGCAGAACTGCAGGACAGATATAAAGGTATGGGATATGCAAAACTGACAATCATGCTGCAGCTTCCTGATGAAATTAATGAAGAGATAAGCACAGATTTCTCCAAGTCTGAGATAGAAGATATCAAAAAAGAAATTGATGAGGAAAATAAGATATCTGATATCGAAGTATGGATGGAAGGTACACAGGAAGAGGCGGAAAAATATAACGAGCTTGGACAGGTTATGTATCAGCTTTTGCATGATATGCCTGAACTATTTATCAAGATTGCACAGTCCTCTATAGAAACAGAAGAGCTGATGAATGTATTAGCTCCATCAGGAGAGATGATATATTCAGTGCGTATTCCGGGAACTGGCCGACTAATGTTAAGTATTAAGGTTAATACAGGAAGAATAACGATAACTAATGTGCGAAGCATGGAAAAGACAGAGTGGAACATAGAGGACCTTGCAGATTTTGTGGTAGACATACTTAGCAGAGCTGATACAGAAGATCCGGTTAAGGCATGGACGAGCATCTATAAAGAGGAATATCCGAAAAAAGCAGAAATTGCACCGGTGCAACAAGAGAAGCCAGTGCAGAGAAAAGAGAAGAAGGTGCAGAAAGCCAAGATTGAGAAACCAAAGCCCCAGTCGGTAGAAGAGAATACGGAAGAGGAACAGATACCAGGGCAGGACAGCGTGCTTAATCATCCGGAGTATTTACCGGAAAACGGCAATAATAAGGCAGATTCCACAGAAAATGTGCAGGAAACAGATACATTTGTGGATAAGCAGCAGGAAAAACCGCCATATTTTGAAAAAGTTTCTGCAGAGAAAGAAAAAACAGAGCCAGAAATGCCAACAAATGCGATAAATACAGAATGTGAGGACGAAGTAGACGCACTTGGAAACTATATGAATTGCTGGGAAGCAATATGTGATGCACATCGCAAGATTACTCTGTTTATCGAGGATTACAGCGCATCTGATACAACACCGGATAATATGCGGATAGAAGCAGCACGAATAAACGCGGTTACATTGGCGGAAGAATTAGAGCACTTAAAAGCTCTGTAGACCGCATAAATACAGAATATGGAGAATGATTATGATTAAATGTGATAAAAATAGAATTGAAATAAAAGGAACACCGGTAATACTTGTTGGAGAATTAGGAACAGCAATACAGACTGTATATAGAGCAATGCTTAATACAGGTATTGATAAGGCATTTGCTGAAGAAAGAATTAAGAAAGCCTGTGAGCTGGCACTTTTAACAGACAAAGAGCAGGAAGAGGTATCGAAAGACCTTGATAAAAAAATAGATGAAAAGTTGGATAAATTGGCTAATGCAATATTAAAGGAACTTTTTGAGGGAGGTAGTAATGATGGTCAATAGAGATTGTATAATGGCTAATCTTGAGCGGAGAGACTGTAAAGGACTTAAAGAACTGTATTGCGCCAAGGAGGATAAGCCTTGCCCATTCTATAAGCCGGCGGATAAATACAATAGAGATGGCAGCAGAAGGAGGAAGGCAAATGAAAAAATACATCTGATATGTCTATGATTGAACTGGCACATAATAGTTGCTATATAGATAATAAGCGTAATGCAAGATACAGAGATTACAATTTAGACATTGACAGTAGGCAGCTTGCAAGAAGTCTTATGAAAGATATTTGCAATGTAGATTTAACTGATTTATCAGATGAAGAATTTGAGGAATATATGGGTTCTATGTTTTCAGTAGAAATAGATAGTACAGTAGGACTTCTGGCATTGTTTTATCGTAATTTATGGGCGATAGCTGATTTAAGAGAAAAACTGAAAGAATTGAGAGGTAAGAATGAATAAAAGAAAAGCAATATCTAAAAAAGTGAGACAATCTGTATATCTCATGTATAACGGACATTGTGCTTATTGTGGTACAGAAATAGCTTACAAAGATATGCAGGTAGACCATGCAACACCGCTTAGGATAGGTGGAGCAGACGACATTTCAAATTACATGCCAGCTTGTAGGAGCTGCAACCACTATAAAGCCACTTTAGATGTCGAGGGATTTCGAAAGTATCTTTCGGAAATACATAAAAGGCTTATGCGTGACAGCATACCTTATCAAGTGGCGGAGCGGTTTGGTATAGTAAAGCATATGTCGGATAATGTGAAGTTTTATTTTGAGAAAGTAGAAGGAGACGATTATGTGGAAAATAACAAAGAAAGACGGTATTGCAGTGGAGATAGAGAGGTGTCCGGATGAGCAGAAGACGACATAAGCACCTGAATGAATATACATGCTGTGAGCAGTGTTCTAACAGCGTGGCAGCAGACGGAACATATACATGCAATAGAAAGACGATAATAGAGAATTATATGCCAACAGAAGAATACTTCTGGTGCGATGGAGAGATGTTTATTAGGAGGGAGTATGAAAAATGAAATTAATAATAGAAATGCCAGAGGAATTTGAAATACATTTTATGCAGGATAAATTTGAAGATTTCTTTATAAGAATCATTGGGGATATGAGTAGAAATGTTCCTAGTTTATGCGGAGTTGACGAGAAGGAGATTGCTGAAATGTTTAAAACAGCATTTTTAAATAGTAAAGTAGTCAATAATGATGTCAATGAAGCTGCAGATTATCTTGAAAAAGGAAAGGAAAGAAATAAGGCTATAGAGGATTCGAAAAGGGCTGTGGCAAAGGCAATATGTATAGGGTGCGGATATCTCAAAGAGACAGAATGTACATATGCTGGCCAGAATTGTGGAACTAGTAAACCAATGTTAGAAGTAGCCATGAAAGCATTAGATAAATTAAAGGCAGGTGATTCATAATGCTAATATTGCCAATCAAGAAAAAATGGTTTGATATGATTCTTTCAGGTGAGAAGAAAGAAGAGTATCGGGAAATAAAAGAATATTATGAAATAAGATTCCAGAACCTGTTCGGAGCCATAACCATACATCCATTATATCCACCAGACAATTTCTTAGATAGAAGCGAATTTGAGTTATTGCAAGGAGAGGCAGTACCAGAGGAGATAAGGAAAGACAGTGTTCAGGAGATTATTTTCCGTAATGGATATAGCAAGGATTCTAAAGCAATAAAAGCAAGATGCAGATTAAGGATTGGAAAAGGGAGACCAGAGTGGGGAGCTGAACCAGATAAGCAGTATTATATTTTGGAAATCTTGGATAAGGAAAAACTGGCAGCAGATGAGAAGAGGGTAGGTGATGAACAACTTGAAAAATAACAATATAAAAGACCTTCTTAAGCAGTACAATGATCTGGTTAAGGAGAAACAGGAAATACAGGCCGCGATTGATAAGATACAAAGAGAACTGGATAAAATGGAAGCAGAAGGATATACGGAAAAGGATAGTGTTACCGGCGGAGATGGAGGTAAGCAGCATTTTGTTGTAGAAGGCTTCCCTTATCCGGCATATTCACGGAAGAGAACACTTCTTTTAGTGCGACAGCGGCAGCAGATAGACATTAAAGAGAAGATAGATACGCAGATAAACCTCATAGAAAAGTGTGTAAATGAAATTGACAACAGCAGAATGCGACGGCTTATAACATTAAGATACATAGAAGGTTTATCCTGGGTGCAGGTAGCAAGAAAGATGGGAAAACATCACACAGCAGACGGCTGCAGAATGGCAGTAGAAAGATTTTTAGCAAAAATTTGAAGTTTGTTCGCTCTGTTCGTTTTGTCTGTGCTAATATCTAAACTGGAATTGATGAACTGCATAAGTTTCCATTAAATATTAAATACCCCCGGTAAGACACTGACGAAAGTTGGTGTCTTATTTTGTTGAAATAAATATATAAATGTATTATTATATGTTTATTATAATTGGGGGGTAATGATATGAATAAAAATATAATTTCTTTTTTAAATATGAAAGGCGGAGTGTGTAAAACTACTTTGTGCAAAGAAATTGCGTTATATTTATCTAATAATATGAATAAAAAGGTATTAGTGATAGATATAGATCCTCAGGCAAATTGCACACAATCTTTTTTTGAGCATTTCAAAGTGATACAAATAAAAGATGATGAAATAATTACAGACATTAATTTATTACCAACAATTCAAAATTTGTATAGAACTTCTGGCTCAATGTTAGAAGGTGCAAATATAGAAAAAATTGTATATAAATTAACAGATAATTTGCATTTGATTCCGGGAGAATTAAATGTTTACTTTATGGATAGAGAAATAGGCTCAGGGGCAGCAGAACATATATTGTGTAATTTTGTAGAAGACAGTGATTTTAGGAACAAGTATGACTATATATTTATAGATTGTCCTCCAACATATTCATTTTATACAATAACAGCATTACTAACGAGTGATTTTTATTTAGTTCCTGTTGTTCCAGATGCATATTCTATGTTGGGAGTAAGCATGCTGGATAGTGTTGTTGGTAAATTAAAGTCAACATATAGAGGAGATTTTGATAGTCATTCATTGGACTGTTTGGGAATAATATTTACAAAAATAGATTCAAATCCGTCACAAGGAATAAAAAGAAATATGAAAAATATTTCAAAAGCATTTAATAATACAAAGATATTTAATACTGTATTTCCCAATTCTCCCAAATTAATTACTTCAGATATGTCAAAGTTTATTTCTGATAGACAAGATACAAATTTAATAACATCTTTAGAAGATATTTGCATAGAATTTGATAAGGAGGTTACTATTAGAAATGAAGAATAAGATATATAAAAAAATAATGATAACTCAGGGAATAAAAGATATTGATCAATTCAAGATGGAAATGTATTCTATTTTAACAAGTATTGTATATGATAGAGAGATATATAAACATAATAAGGAATTAGAAGAATTATTTTTAAAATTAAATATTCCATGTAAGCCGTATTTGTTAAAAAGCAGAAATCAATCAATTATAAAATTTTTAAGTGTAATACATAAATCAACATATGAAGAGTTAGTTGAACAATTACAGATATTAAAAAAAGTGATGATAGAAAGTATGGAAGAAGATAATAAAGTAGAAACAACTGAAAAAACTAAAGAAAGTGATTATGACATATTGGTGAAGAAATATGGAAAAAAATAGTCAGTTGAGCGAATACGAAGAATTTTTAAAAAAAGTATTTCCTGATTGTCGATATAATAAAGAGTATGATTTGCTATATAAAAGAGTATGTAGTTTTAATATTTTTATAGAGATATTAAAAAAGTATATAAATGATGAAAAAGTAGAATTTTTTATTTCTAAAATAACATATGGATATAATATGTTATTAATGTATGTACCATTAAATGATAGTTTGGGAATAACAGCATGTATGAGATATATTACTGAACAAACACTTAAGTGTTTTTATTCATATATTTTTAAGGATAAATCAATAAAAGAAATTAATGAAACATCATACAGGCATATTAAAGATGATATAAAAAGTAAATATACAGATAAAGATTGTTTAAATATACTGTATTCTCAATATGCAAAATATTCTAATGAAGTTCATGATAAGTTGAAATTAGAAAATAAAGAAATAGAATATATTTATGACATTTTATCAGGAGAAAATATTATGATAGAAAAAATAAATAAAGATATTAATATCTTGATGAAAATATTATTTATTTTTTTAATAAATAATTATGAAATTAAATATGAATTATTCAGTTTATCTCAAAGAACAAATTATGAAAAAGTTTTTTCAAATAAGTTTCATGAGGAATTCGATAAGTTATTGGAATGTTAAAAGGCAGCCGTGAGGTTGTCTTTTTTATTTTAAGTTAGAAAGGAGCTGATTGTGTGAGGCTAACAGATAAACAACGGAAATTCTGTGATGAATACCTTATAGACCTTAATGCCACACAAGCGGCTATTAGGGCGGGGTACACAGAAAAGTATGCAAATACAAATGCATCAAAATTACTACAAAATACTACAATTTCACAGTACATAGGAGAGAGACAAAAAGAACTATCGCGCAAGACAGAGATTACTCAGGAGCGAGTAATCAGGGAACTTGCACTGATAGCTTTTTCTAATACAGCAGATTATGCACATGTAGTCGAGAAGAAGATGAAAGCAGAAGTAGGTGGTATACTTGTGGATATACTGAATGAGGACGGCAAACCTGCTACATACAGGACTGTAGAGCCAGTATTGACAGAAGAACTTACAGAAGAACAAAAGCGTGCATTAGCTGTTATTAAGAAAGGACGAGATGGATTAGAGGTCAAGCCATGTGACAAGGTAAGGGCATTGGAGCTTCTTGGCAAGCATCTTGGTATGTTTACAGACAAGATAGAAGCTAATATTAATGATTCTGTAAAAAACGAGCTTGCAGAGCTTCTTGCTCAGCGTAAGGCAAGGGGTGAGCCTGATGCTTCTAAGTGATAAGTATTGGGATTACATAGATACACCGGCAAGAGCAGAATTCCTTGAAGGTTCTACTGCATCAGGCAAGACAACAACGGTTGCTGTGAAATTCATAATGAATGTAGCTGAGTCGGATATGAAGCTGCATGTTATAGCTGGTAATACAACAGGTGTTATTGAAAAGAATATAATCAATGCAGATATGGGATTACTTCAGATATTCCCTAATTTGGAATACTGTGGAAACGGTGATAAAGAGAATAAACTTCCACATATTAAATTCAAAACTGGCAGCAGTACCAAGATAATATATGTTCTTGGCTATGATAATGCCAGCAAGTGGAAGAATGCCTTGGGTTCACAGTTTGGCTGTGTGTGGGTGGATGAGTGCAACACAGCTAACATAGACTTCATACGAGAAATATTCGGACGTTCTGAGTACTTTGTAGGTACACTTAATCCGGATGCGCCTACGCTACCAATATATTCAGAGTACATCAATCACGCAAGACCGATTGATAAGTACAAGGCAGATGTGCCGGAAGAGATATGGAAGGACCTTAATGGTTGTGAGCCTATTAAAGACTGGGTATATTGGTTCTTCACATTTGAAGATAATATATCAATGACACCAGAGAAGATAGAACAGAAGAAAATGAGCTATCCTCCAGGTACTAAGATATATAAAAACAAGATATTAGGATTACGAGGCAAGGCTACAGACCTTGTCTTTTCTAATTTCTGCAAACGACATGTTATTACTAAAGAACAGGCAAAGGCATTTATTAAGCGAGAATATGACAACACACAGACAGAATGGTTTGTAATATATACAAGCGGTCTTGACACTGCATATTCAACTAAGAGTCCTGATACTATTGCTATGTCATTTATGGGAATAACCAACAAAGGCAAGTTGATAGTGCTGGATGAAAAGGTATATAACAATGCAGCTCTTGATATACCAATAGCTCCAAGTGATACAGTTAAGAATTATATAGATTTCCTTGAAAGAAACCGTAAGGAATGGGGGATGGCAAAGAACACTTTTATTGATAACGCTGATCAGGCGACAATAACAGAATTTGCCAAGTATAAGAGAGAACATCATGAATGCCTGTATATATTCAATAATGCATATAAGAAAGTAACAATAATAGACAGAATTAACCTGCAGCTTGGTTGGATGTCCTTTAACGACGAAAATGGCAAAGAGCCAAGCTATTATGTTGTAGATACATGCACGAATTACAAGACAGAGTTAGAAACGTATTCGTGGCTTGAAGATAAGGACTGTGAGCCTGAGGATGGCAATGACCATATGGTAAACAGCGTACAGTATGGTTGGATTCCTTATCGAAGCAGGATAGGTATAGAGAACAAGACATAATTCCAGATAGGAGAGTGAGAGAGGTGAACATATTTACAAGTATGGCAGAGAAGATAAAAACAGGAATAAGAACGTGGCTGCACATCCAGCCGGCTGTTAATGGATCCATAAGTATACAGGAAACTCTTGATTACGAGGGAAATGCCATAAAGAACAAGATATGGTACAGAGGTGAGAGTGAAGAATTGTCACAGCTATACAGCCAGATAGATGGTGACAAGACAAGGTTCTGGTCTGCATCCTGTACAATAGGTATGGAGATAAGAAAGATACACGTTGGTCTCCCTGCTATGTTATGCGATATGCTGGCCAGTATAGTAACAGATGATATGAATTTAATAGATGCTGGCAGCAGGCAGACAGAATGGGATAAGATAGCAGAGGAAAATGATTTCATTGAGCTTGTTAAGCAGGCAATAACAGAAACGCTTTATATCGGTGATGGAGCATTCAAGATATCGTTCGATACGAACCTTAGCAAGTATCCTATATTGGAATTCTACTCTGGTGATAAGACAGAGATTATCAAGGACAGGGGAAGAGTTAAGGAGATAGTGTTTAAGACTGTGTATAACGTGCAGAGACAGGAATATGTATTACTTGAACATTATGGCATAGGCTACATACATTATGAGCTTACAAGAGGCGGCAGGGAATATGATTTAAGTGTTATACCGGAGCTGGCACATCTTAGTGATGTTACCTGGAATGACAAGTTTATAATGGCTGTTCCTCTTCTGTTTTATAAGTCAGCCAAGTATAAAGGACGAGGCAAAAGCATATTTGATGCAAAGATAGATAACTTTGATGCGCTGGATGAAGCATGGTCACAATGGATGGATGCCTTAAGGAGGAATAGAACAAAGGAATATATACCGGAGAATATGTTACCAAGGAATCCCCTGGATGGAAAAGTGCTAAAGCCTAATGCTTTTGATAATGCCTATATAAAAACAGATGGCAGCATGGCAGAAGGTACAGTTAATAAGATAGAGCTTGTACAGGGCAATATCCCACACGAAAGCTATCTTGCAACATATATCACAGCGCTTGATCTTTGTTTACAGGGGATTATGAGCCCATCAACATTAGGCATAGATGTTAAGAAGCTGGATAATGCGGAGGCACAGAGGGAGAAAGAGAAAGCAACGCTTTACAGCAGAAATAACATTGTAGAGCGGCTTCAGAAGGTTCTTCCAAAGCTTGTTACAGCAACATTTAATGCCATAGACACGCTTAATAAGACAGCTATTAAGGATATAGATATTGATGTGACATTTGGCGAATATGCTAACCCATCTTTTGAAAGCCAGGTAGAAACAGTCAGCAAGGCTAAGCAGGGCGGTATTATGAGCATAGAGGCATCTGTTGATGAGCTGTATGGAGATACCAAGGATGATGAATGGAAGCAGGAAGAGATATCAAGGCTTAAAGCAGAACAGGGAATATCCGATATGGAAGAGCCAGCCCTTAATATGCAGGCAGATGGCTTCTCAGTTAATGGTGCTGATAACAGTTTCACAGGTTATGATAACAAGTGAGGTAGCTTATGGCACTTAATACAGAATATGACATAGAGGAAGCCTTCCGTGCCATAGAAGATGAGCTGATAGCTTCAATGATGAGAAATCTCGAAGGACATAGGGCAGAAGAAATAGAAGAAGGATATAATTGGACGCAGTGGCAGGTAGAACAGCTTAAGGCGCTTGAGAAATATAAAGCACAGAACAAGAAAATGTTTTCGTCGAAGTTCAGTGATATCAATGATTCTATAGATGCAATGATATTTGCAGCCAGACAGGAAGGCGGAACAGAACAGGAGCAGAAAATATTAAGAGCATTAAAGAAAGGGTTGAAAGCATCTAAGGTGTCGCAAGGCGCTGAGGGTGCTTTTTTCAGACTCAATACAAGAAAACTTAATGCCCTGATTAAAGCAACGAAGTCAGATTTTAGCAGGGCAGAAAAAGCAATGCTTAGAATGTCGGAGGATAAATACCGACAGATAATATTTAACGCTCAGGTCTATGCGAATACGGGCGCAGGAACATATGAGAAGGCTGTAGATATGGCTACAAAGGATTTCCTTAAAGCCGGTATCAACTGTATTGAATATGCAAATGGCGCAAGGCATACCATGAAAGACTATGCCAAGATGGCAATTCAGACAGCCAACAAGCGCGCATATTTGACCGGAGAAGGCGAAATGAGACAATCATGGGGAATTAGTACAGTTATCATGAATAAGCGTGCTAATGCCTGCCCTAAATGTCTTCCGTTTGTTGGAAAGATTCTCATAGATGATGTGTGGAGTGGAGGTAAAACATCTGATGGTCCTTATCCACTTATGTCTTCTGCTATGGCAGCAGGGTTGTACCATCCCAATTGCAAAGATGTACATACAACATACTTCCCTGAACTTGATGATGAGCCTGATAGCAAGTTTTCCAAGAAAGAGATCGAGCAGGTCAAGGAAGATTACAAGCAGGACCAGAAACAGCAATATGCAGGCAGAATGGTTGAACAGTTTGACAGGCTGTCAAAATATTCGTTAGATTCGGATAATAAGAAAATGTATGAGGTAAGGAAGGAACAGTGGGAGAATGTTTCAAAAGAATATGAGAGGGGATATATAGATAATAATTCTCAGAGAATAGGAACGAATAAAATAGACCTAGACTATATTAATTCCAAAGATTATGCGGATAAATATATGAAGATTAGCAAAGATATGGAATTAAATAATGTAATATATAGTAAATCAATGGATATATTGAGAAGTAATAACAGTAGTGATACTGAGGGATTATGTGTGATAAGCGTTTCTAATAGACAGGTGTTGCTTAATGTAAGGGGAAAGCCTGATGCAATAGGTGTTGAACTAAATAAGAAGCAAATGTCTATAATAAATAAGCACAAAAATGATATAATAGGAATACATAATCATCCAACAAATTTATTACCTAATGGAAGTGATTTTGTTGCTGCTGGGGCAAGAGGATATCAATATGGAATAGTAGTAACACATGATGGAAGAATATATAAATATTCCGTAGGAGATAAACCATTTTTACCTTATTTGTTAGATAACAGGATTGACAAGTATTGTTCAAAAGAATACAATTTAAATATTAAAGAAGCTTACGAAAAAGCACTTAATGAGTTTAGAAAGGAGTATGGTATATCATGGCAGGAAATAGAATAAGATGTTATTTGGATGTTGTGATACATCATCCGGATTGGACAATAGAAGATTTTGAAAAAGAAGAAGAAAGGCTTAAAGAAGAAAGTGATAAACTTACGGATTGGCCAGAAATAAAATAATCAGTTTTGTAGCCACCAGTCGCAAGATTGGTGGTATTTTTATACCCAATTTTAAGAAAGTGAGGATTTAGAAATGAAGGATTATATTGGAGTAAAAGTGGTGGCAGCAGAGCCAATGAGCAGAGGAGAATACAATGCATACAGAGGATGGAAGATACCAAGTGACGAGAATCCAGAAGATGAAGGCTATCATATAAGATATCCTGATGGATATGAAAGCTGGTGCCCTAAAAAACAATTTAATGAAGCGTATAGAAAATGTGACAATATGACATTTGGAATTGCTATTGAGGCCATGAAAAAAGGTAATAAGGTAGCAAGAAGAGGTTGGAACGGAAAAGGAATGTTTGTTGTATATCAGAAAGCATATCCGAATGGAATCCCCTGCAATAAGCAAACAGCGGAAGCATGGGGGTTAAACGAAGGCGATTTGTTTATATGTAACCCATATTTTCAGATAAAAAATGTGGATGGTTCACATTCAATGTGGGTTCCAAGTATTAACGATTGTCTCGCTGAAGATTGGATTATAGTAGAATAGTCCAAAGTTGCACCAGTGCAACACAATTTAATATTAGTTATTAAGCACACATGGCAAATAAGCTGTGTGTGCCTATTTTTTTTATGCCCAAAACTTAATGGCACTAAACTTTAGGGAAATGGGAAATGCCGACGGGCGGTAAACGGAAGAAAGGAGATAGAGTGATGAGAAAGACATTACCTATGAATTTACAGTTCTTCGCAGAGGGCGGAGATGGTAACGGCGACCAGAACGCTGGAAGTAACAATAATGGACAGGCAGGACAGCAGAGTGGTCAGAATAATCAGCAGACAGCTGGTGTTGATTATGACAAGATACAGGCAATGCTGGATAATGCAACGGCCAAGAAAGAGAATGCTGTGCTTAAAAGCTATTTTCAGCAGCAGGGATTATCAGAAGATGAGATAAGTCAGGCTATTGCAACATTTAAGCAGAATAAGCAGCAGCAGACAGAACAGCAGCAGAACGCTAATGCTAATCTTCAGAATGAAGTGGCAGCTGCACAGAAGGTTGCTGAACAGGCTCAGATTGAGCTTGCAGCTACAAAGGTAGCAATGACACTTGGTATAGAAGCTAAGACACTTCCCTATGTGCTTAAGATGGCTGATTTCAGCAAGGTAAAGGGTGTGGATGGAAAGGTGTCTGAAGATAATATCAAAGCTTCACTTGAGCAGGTACTTAAAGATGTACCAGCACTTAAGCCAAGTATGGAGAACAATGCTGGCTTCCAGATTGGTGCTCCTGGTAACAATGGAAATTGCAATCCGGGTAATGATGATGCGATAAGAAAGTTATTCGGATTAAAGCCAAAGCAGTAAAGAAAGGAATAGGATTATATGAATAATATCGAATTATCTACAATATACCTTCCAATACTTGATGAGGTGTATAAGGAAGGTGCAAAGACCTCAGTATTAGATGGTGATGAAACAACAGTAAGAAAAGGCAATAACGGTGAAATCAAGATTGCGAAGCTTGATATGGATGCACTTGGTGATTTTGATAGAAAGTCAGGTTATACAAAGGGTTCAACTTCACTTACATGGGAAACAGTTAAGTACGATAAGGAACGTTCACAGGATTTAAGAATCGACCGTCTTGATAATGATGAAACACTTGCACAGCCATTTGCCAAGTTATCAAGCGAATTCTTAAGAACAAAGGTTATTCCGGAAACAGATGCCGCGCGTATTGCTAAAATCTGTGGAACTAAGGATATAACAGTAAAGGAAGAGAATATTGAAACAGGAGCTGAATTAATAACAGCGTTAAGAGCTTGTGCTAATAAGATGGATGAGGATGAAGTTCCTATGGAATCACGTATTTTATTCATCACACCTACATTAGCTTCTCTTGCGGACGATATGGATACAACTAAATCAAGAGAAGTACTTAAGAGATTTTCTCAGATCATATCAGTTCCACAGTCACGTATGTACACATCAATAACCCTTCATGATGGTAAGAATTCATATGGATATGAAAAGACTAAGGCAGCTTATACATTATCAAAGGATACATTACCACAGCCGGGTAAGACTTATTACACAAAAGAAAGTGAGGGCAATTATAAGGCTGTTAGTAGTCCAAGTGGAACACAGGTTGAAAATTACGAGATGACAACTAAGCCGGCTAAGAATGTTAACTTCTTATGTGTAGAGAAGTCTGCAGCTGTAACAGCTATGGATCAGTATATTAAGTACTTTAGTCCAGATCAGGACCAGGATGGCGATAGTCATGTATTCAAGTATCGTAATAATAATCTTTATGGCCATGTATATGAGAATAAGACCGCTGGGATATATGTATCACATAAGGATAATTAAGGAGGAATCATTATGGCAGATACAGTAATTGGATTGACCTTTGAACCAAAGGTTATTAGGTCAAAGAAAACAGGTAAGGCAAAGGAAGACAAGCCCAAGGAAGAGAAAGTAACAGCAGATGAACCAAAGGAAGATAGGACAGAATAGGCGGTGGTCTTATGGTATATGCAAGTAAAGAGCAGTACCTTAGTGAACATAGACTTATCCCGGATGAGCAGATAGTACGAAGATTAAAACAGGCGAGCCGACATATCGACTCGCTTACTTTTAATCGTATAGTCGCGAGAGGTTTTGAAGGTCTGACAGAGTTCCAGCAGGCAATAATCATAGATGTATGTTGTGAGATGGCTGATTTTGAATATGAGAATGAGGACATGATTAATTGTGTCTTACAGAACTATTCTTTAAATGGAGTATCTATGCAGTTTGGCAGCAGTTGGAATGTTCTTGTACAGAATGGAATTGCTGTAAAACGCGATACATACCAGATACTTTGTCAGACAGGTTTGTGTTGTTTGAGTCTGGGGGTGTGAGTATGAAGTACCCATGTTTAATACTAAAGAGCATGTGTAAGACAGAAATACACCTTGAGATAGAACAAGAAGGCAGGAATGTCTATGGAGAACCTCTTGAACCCATTATTTGGGATGGCTTATGTAACTATCAGGACAGCGGTAAGACAGTATTAACAGCAGAAAAGGTTCTTATACAACTTGAAGGATGTGCTTTGATACCAGGAGATATTGCACCAGAGCTTCCGGTAATTACCGAAGGTGATATAACGGTGTTCGGTGTAACAAGGCATATATACAAGGGTACGAAGTGCCGTAATCCGGATGGTACGGTTAATTATGTAAGATTGGATGTGATGTAATGGCTAGGAATGTGAAATCTACAGTGAAGCTTAATATGCCTATGGTAAGGAAGCTTACGGCAGCAGCAAAAGTGTCAGTTGCACAGACAGCAGAAGCAATACATACAGATGTCGTTCAGAGCCAGGTTATACCGAGGGATACAGGTGCATTACAGAATGAAAGCACATTTGTTGATTTATCTGATATAGGTCAGGGAAAAGCATATCTTGTGTCTAGCACACCATACGCCAGACGGCTGTATTACCATCCGGAATACAACTTCCATCAGACACCGTGGACTGATGATAAAGGAAAGAAGCATGAGGGTAATGCAAATGCTAAAGGCAGATGGCTTGATGACTATATGAAAGGTGGTAAGAAGCAGAATCTTGCACCTAAAGCATTTGGAAAGTTTTATAAAAAGAATGCGAGGTTGTGATGTTAGGATGTTAGGAATAGGTGATGTGAGAGACCTTATAGCAGGTCTTGGAATAGCGGCTGATGACCATGTATATTGTGGAAAGCTTGATGATAAGAAAGATAAGAGCATAGGTGTATACCATCTTAACAGGGGAGATAATGTTCAGATGGCTGTTGGAGGTATACAGAACAGCTCTTATGCTGTCAAATCCATAAGTATACTGATTCATTGGAATAAAAGTGTCAGGGAGACTGAAAAAGTCTCACAGGAGCTTTACGACAAGCTCAGAGATATGAAACATGTAAACATTAATGACACAAATATTCTTTTTACAGAAATGTTAGTATCAGCACCGATTGAGGTTGATACAGATGATAAAGGAATATTTGAAATGGTCATAGAACTTAAATTTTGTTATGAAAGGTAGGTAGAAGTATGTCACAGAATACAAAGATAGCTGGGTATAACGCGGAAGCTACACCATTAACAGGGGTTAATCCGGTACATAAAATTCAGTTTGGAGTATGTATAACTGGAAGAAAGGATTCGGACACGCCAGAAACAGTAGAAACTAAGATCGTAAAAGATGCAGAGAGCTTAAGTATATCTGTAGATGGAACCATTGAGGAATGGAATCCAATGGATCAGGCTGGCTGGGTAAGAAGGCTCATGACAGCTAAGTCACTTGGTATGTCTTTCGGCGGTAAGCGTAACTATGGAGATGAAGGAAATGATTATGTAGCAAGTCGATTTATGAAGACAGGTCAGGATTGCAATACATGGGTGTCTATTATATTCCCTAATCTTGATCAGCTTCTTGTACCTGCAGTAATCGATGTAAAATCTCTTGGTGGAGATTCTACAAGCATTGATGCACTTGAATGGGAAGCACAGTCTGACGGTAAGCCGACATATATAGCATATGTAGCAGCTTAAAGAAAGAAGAGGATATGAATAATGGCAAAAACAGATTTTAAAGTAATTGATATATCTATGAAGATTACGAACCAGTTACCTATGATTCGTATTACAGAAGATTTGGTTGTTACTGTTAATAACAGAAAGAGTACAATTCTTAATATACAGGCTATGGCACAGGAAGCAGAAAACAAGGAAAACAAGGATGATATGGCATTTATGATTAAAGGCCTTGAAATGCTTGTAGGAAAAGATGCTTCAGATAAGATTGAGGCATTAGATCTTCCTATTCCTGAATATAAGGAAATGTATAATACAATCATGCAGGTTGCTATGGGAACGTACGGCGAGGAGCAGACACCCTCAGCATAATGAGGTATATTATGATATATGGGATGATTGGGAGCTGATAGAAGCCAGCTTCCTGTCCCAGTATGGCATACGATTGCGAACAGAAGATGATATGTCATGGGCTGAATTCTGTTCTTTATTGTCAGGAATAATGCCTGAAACACCACTTGGGAGAATTGTAGGAATCAGAGCAGAAAAAGATCCTAAGGTTATAAAGGAATTCACTAAAGAACAGAAGAAAATCCGCAATGATTGGATATTAAGAAGAAATAGAAAATTAATGGAAGATCCTGCAAATTACAATAAGTATTGGAGTGACTTCCAAAATTGGGCTAAGACCGCTTTCTCTAAGTAGAAAGTGGTCTTTTTAAATGCCGGAAAGGAGGGAGTATGTCGGATGTAGTAGGACAGATAGCTCTTGAACTTGGCATAGACAGTTCACAGATAGTTAATCAGCTTACTGGCGCTTCTAATAAGGCGGCTAAGCAGGCAACATCCATCTTTTCTGGCATGGGAAAGAAGATAGCTGGAGCTTTAAGCATAGCAGCATTCGCTAAATTCACAAAGGACTGTATAGAAGTTGGTTCAAATGTAACAGAAGTACAGAACGTTGTAGATACAGCATTTGGAGATTTAAGCCATCAGGCTGATTTATGGGCTTCTAACGCCATGACTAATTTCGGATTATCTGAATTATCTGCTAAGAAGTACATGGGTGTATTTGGCCAGATGAGTAATGCAATGGGTATTACAGGACAGGCTGCACTTGATATGGCAGAAGATGTTACCGGATTAACAGGTGATGTTGCATCATTTTACAATCTTAGTACGGATGAAGCATATACAAAGCTGAAATCTATCTGGACTGGTGAAACGGAGACACTTAAGGACCTGGGTGTTGTAATGACTCAGACGAACTTAGACCAGTATGCACTTAATAATGGCTTTGGTAAGACTACGGCTAAGATGACAGAGCAGGAAAAAGTAATGCTTCGTTATCAATATGTTACTAGTGCACTGTCCAATGCCACTGGTGATTTTGTTAAGACACAGGATTCCTGGGCGAATCAGACAAGAATACTTACATTAAGGTTTCAGCAGTTAAAGGCTAGTCTTGGTAAAGGCTTCATAGCATTGTTTACACCTATTCTGCGTGGCTTTAACAACTTGCTGGCAGGATTACAGAAGGTTGCAGATGGCTTTGCCAGCTTTGTGCAAATGGTCACAGGAGCAGATGTATCAACCTCTATGGGCTCGATAAGTTCGGATATAGCTGGTATAGGAGATGATGCATCCAGCGCAGCGGATAATGTAGGTGATATAGGAAGTGCAGCCAAGAAGACTGCTAAAGATATAGAAAAGTCGCTTGCAGGCTTTGACCAGATAAATAAGCTGACAGAGCCAACAGATGATAGTTCTGATTCAAGCGGTAGTACAGGTGGAACATCTTCAGGAATCGGAAGTGTTGACCTTGTACCAGATGTGAGTGGAAGTACATCTAATGCAACATCTGCAATTAGTGATTTTGTAAATAAGGCAAAGAAAGAATTAGATAAACTCCGCAAATGGAGTGTATCGACATTTTCTCCATCTATGTCAAGAATATGGGATGGACTTACAAAAAATACAGATACAGCCAAGAAAAACTTAGCAAGTGCGTTTAATGATATAAGAGCATTAGGACCGCCGTTGTTAAATTATTTTAATGGTCCATTTACAAATTATCTTGTAACATGGGTCGATACTAATGGCAGTATATTAAATGGATTATTTGATAGCTTTAATACAGTCTTTTCGGATGTATGGAATAAAGCAGCATATCCTATACTTGCAAATTTTGTTTCTGTTGGATTACCAATGCTGACGGATTTTGCATCCCAGACACTATCTTTAAATGGAACAATATTTGATACATTTAAAGCATCTTGGAATTCTTTATGGAGCGAAGGTGTAAGTCCAGCCATTGAATCTATATCAAATGTATGGATTGGCTTGGTTAATACAATGGCAGGGGCATGGAACGAATGGGGAGAGCCGATATTTACTGGAATAAAAGCGGCTGTTAAGACTACCGGAGATGTATTCTTAGATATATGGAATAATATGCTTCAGCCAGTCTGGGAGAATGCTTTAGATGTAATTGATAGAGTATGGAGTGAACATTTACAGCCACTGCTGGCCAATTTCTTGGATTTTGTTGGTGAGATAGTTACATGTGCTACGACAATATATAACAACTTTATTGCACCTGTAGTTGGATTTTTATCTGAACTATTAGGACCAATATTTATAGCTATATTTGATTCTATAGGGAATAAGGTTGGAGTTGTCGTTGGAACCATAGCTGATTTAATGAACGATACAATTACTGTATTTAAAGGAGTTATACAGTTTATTAAGGGTGTTTTCTCTGGTGACTGGGAAGGCGCTTGGAATGGTATAGTTACGGCTTTTGATGGCATATTTAGCGGTATTGCTGATATTGCTAAAGGGCCTATTAATATGGTAATTGGATTTATTAACGGACTGATTACAGGTGTTCAATCTGGCATAAATGCAATAGTAAGGTCTGTAAATAAGCTTAGCTTTAAAGTACCAAACTGGGTACCTGGTATAGGTGGCGAAGATTTTGGATTCCATTTACCGGAAGCCGACTTCTCTAAGATTCCATACCTTGCACAAGGCGGATATGTTAAGCCAAACACCCCACAGCTTGCCATGATTGGTGATAACAGACACCAGGGTGAAGTTGTAGCACCAGAGGATAAACTTCTTGATATGGCACAGAAGGCAGCTGCTATGGCATCCAGTGCAGAACTGCTGGCAGAAGCCATAAGTATTCTTAAACAAATACTTAAGATACTGGAGACACTGGACCTTGATATACAGCTAGATGGAAAGAGCCTAAAAAAATATGTGGTTGATAAGATTAACGAGCATACAAAGCAAACAGGAAAATGTGAGATTATAACTTAACAAGGATGTGATGAATTGATACTGAGATGTGACGGGCAGGAGCTTCCGGCTCCTGTGTCCATCAAGGTGGATGATGAGATTATATGGTCTTCTTCTACAGGACGAGCACTTGACGGAACAATGTTGGGTGATGTTGTCGCTGAAAAGAAGACCTTATCTATTAATTGGGGAATATTGAAGGAAGATGAGATGGCACTTATTAAGAACAAACTCATCGCCGGATTCTTTCCAATAACATTCCATGACGATGGACAGGATATAACAATAACAAGCTATAGAGGTACATTGAGTAAAGAGGTGCTGGGTGATATAGGGGACGGTAACTATTACTACAGAAGTGCCAGTGTATCTATAATACAACAGTAAGGAGCAGAACATGAAAAAAACAATGACTATTAAACAGATTGATAATAGTGCAACAATGCTTAAGAATTTACAGGGTTTAAGAAAGCATTGGCCTGTAAAAGTAAACTATGCGATTGCAAAGAACCTTAAGACATTGTTAGGAGAAGTAGATATTTTTGTTACACAGAGAACTGAAGTAATACAGAACAATGTGCTTAAAGATGAAAATGGGAATGCTGTCATGGATGGAGATTCTTACCAGTTCCCAGAAGGTAAAGAGCAGGAAGTTGTAAAAGAGATTGATGAGATGTACAACATGGAAACGGATGTTGATGTACATATGATTAAGATGGAAGACATATCTGTATGTGATTCTGACAGCAGATACGATGGAACAACATTAGAGGATATTGCAGCCATTGAATTTATGATCGAGGATTAAGCCTATGTATAATAATGTATCAGAGCAATTTGCAACAACGATTAGATCACCATCGCGAACATTTAACTTACGATTAAAGATAAATGGTAAGTGGATTGACGCTGGCTTTAAAAAGATGGGCTATGAGACCGCTTCCACATCTGATGAGGGTATACAGATAGGTTCGGCTGTTGCAGCTAAGATAGAGATAACCATTAAGAGAATAGATGAGCTGTTTGAGAATACAGAGATACCGATAGAGATAGGATTGAAACTGCCAAGCGGAAAGTATGAGTATATTCCACTTGGCTTTTTTACTGCAGAACATCCAACGCTTGACCAGGCAACCACAACATTTACGGCTTACGACAGAATGATGAAGACCACAGGTGTATATGTATCTGAATTGACATATCCTGCAAGTGCAGAATCTGTTTTAAAAGAGATAAGTACTGGATGTGGCGTTCCCTGTAATGTATCTGGCTTGAATGGAATAACTATTGATACTGCACCGGTAGGATATACCTATCGTGAGGTTATCGGATATATCGCTTCTTTAGCTGGAGGTTTTGCTTGCGTAGACAGAACTGGAACAATTGTTATTAAGTGGTATGAAGATAATGGCTATACGATAAATGAATCACGAATAATGACATTTGAAAAGAATGAGAGTGATTACCATTTAGATTATCTTACATGTAATGTTGACAGTAATACTTCTTTTACAGTAGGAAGTGGAACTTTGGGAATAACATTTGATAATCCACTTACAACAGAAGAAAAGCTTAACTCTGTATACAAGAAAGTAAGAGGATTTGCGTATAGAGGCGCAAGCTTAAAGACGCTAGGAGATATTCGACTGGATCCATGGGATATTGTAACTGTTGAAGAATTAGGTAAGACTTATAAGGTTCCGGTTATGAATATAACTCAGGAATATGATGGAGGTCTTGCCATGACTATTACAGCTTATGGCAAAACAGAAACTGAAACAGAGACAGATTATAAAGGACCATCTACTAAGCTTGCAGAACGAACATATGCGGAAATGATGCTTACTAAGGAACTGGTTGCTAAAAAGGTAGATGCAGAATGGGTTAAGGCTAATACGGTAACTGCAGAGACTATTGTGTCTGTAAACAATGAGCTGCAGTATATTAAGAATAATTACCTTAAATCTAATGAGGCAGACATAAAGTTTGCAACAATAAAAGAGGAAAAGGTAATAAAATCTGACATAGAGCAGCTTAATGTTAAATATGAGAAAGTAGGCATATTAGATGGTGATGTTGCTGGTATTAAAACATTAATGTTTGGCTCTTCCACTGGCGAAAGCATTACCACAGATTTTGCAAATAGCGTCGTGAGCATGATAGGTACAGCACAGATAAAGGATTCAATGATAGATTCTTTAGATGCAAAGAAAATAAAGGCTCTGGACATTGATACCACAGATGTTGCAGTACATAGCAAAGACGGTTTGAGTAGATGGTCTGATAATACGATACAGATAAGTGATTCTAAGCGTGTTCGCGTTCAGATAGGTAAAGATACATCTGGAGACTATAACATGTATGTGTGGGATGTAAAGGGCAACCTGATGTTTGACGCGCTAGGTCTTACAGAACAGGGAGTTCAACGTGAGATAATCCGCAACGACATGGTAAAAGAAAATGCAAATATATCTGCTGGAAAACTGGATATAGCAAGCCTTTTTAGTGTTATTAACAATGATGGCACACATACGCTTAAGAGCAACAAGATATATCTGGATGATGCAGCACAGACACTTAATGTTCTTCTGCAGGATATAAAAACCGGTTCTGGAAAGGATTATTCTGAATGGGGAAGCTTATTAAAGCAGTCTGATGATTTTATAACACAGAAGCTTTGGTGGACTGAGAACATAGATGGAACCAGCGTTAAGGAAAAGTTTTCTAATGTAAACCAGACATTGCAGGAATACAGTGTAAGCCTGTCTAATCTAGCCAAGTACGATGATGAAATCTATTTAATATCTTATGTGCCAACAAAGGATAATTATCCGGCTTGGGATTGGTGTGTTCCTGTTTATCCATCAGACACACAGTTTCCACGCGAAGAAACATGGCAGTATAACGATACTGAGTGGGATAAGTATATTGGAAAGGTTGCTTACTGGGAGAGTGAAGGCAGAGCATGGCGTTTCATTCGTAATACAGATGGAAGCCATGGTTGGAAAGAGATACCTAATTCGGAAACAGCTTATATGCTGAAGCAAAATTCTGCCTTGAGAATAAATTTGGATAGCATAAGCAGCAGTTTATTGTTGACTCAGCAGGATTTGAAGGATAATTACAGCACGACAATGCAAATGAATAATGCAATAACCCAGTCTGTAAGCAAAGAAAGCAATAGTATAAAGTTAGAAGTCTCTAATAATTATGCTACTAAGAAGAATCTTGAAAGTTATGCCACAACTGACAGCCTTGAAAGCTATGCTACAACAGCTAGTTTAACGGCATTTATTAAAAATGAAAACGGACAGCTTCGTTCTGCGATTGAAGCGATTGCAGACACCATAAATATTACAGCTAGAGGAGGCTTAAATATTTCCGGTGATAGATTTACGCTTGCATCTACCAATACGACTATTACAGCGGATGGAACGATAACATGCAAAAAATTAAATGCTAAAGGCAGCACAATAGGCGGCTACGCAATCAATGATTACACTTTAGTAGGTGCACAAGTTGGCATAAGTAGTAAAAGTGGATACGGTTGGGCTTTTTGGGCTGGCTCAGATACACCTGACAAAGCTCCGTTTAGAGTTGGACATACAGGAGAGATACATGCAACAAACGCTGATATTGAAGGAACAATAAAAAGCAACAATGCAACAATAACGGGAGGCTCTATTAAAATAGATACATCTAATAGTGGGGAAAATATAATACTTCTTAATTGTAGTTCAAGTTCACTAGGTCTTGCACCAGATGGTATGTCCGTCACTAATGGGTCTGCAACAACAATTATAGGCGCAGAGAATATTATGTGTAATCAGGGGGATGGTTCTATATCGTGCAAAAAAATGATTGTAAGCAATAATGCGGAAATATATGGGAGCTGTTATACCTATGATTACTATTATATATGGTCTGAAGGTGGTTGGATGGAATTATCACAATGGATTAGGCAAAAATTAGGTATATAAATCCGCACAGCGGTAGAAAGGAATTAAGTTATGTTAAATACAACAAAGAGTACGTCAGTGAGCGGAAATAGCTCTATAGAGGGAAAGACTGTAGTCACATTTTCAGCCAATATACCTTCATCAGGAGAGATTTCTCTTAGTAAAAGAATTCAGAATAAAAAAACGTATCTTGAAAATCAGGACGAATGCGATACAGATTACGCTAATTTTGAAACGGAAGTAATGGCAGCAATTAAGGAGATGTAATTATGAGTTTATCCGGATTTATAGCCTACAAAAGAGTAGGTTGGACAGGACAGACACCGTGGAACCCAACCAACCTTAACATAATGGATAAGGGAATCAAAGATAACAATGACATGATTGCTAATCTCAGAAGCGAGGTAAGTGCACTAAACAGTAATATTGACGTTAAAAACTGCTTTTGTAAAAATATTGCGAGTGATGGTACTTTTGAGGGATATGGATATAACTACTGTTATTATAACAAATCTACTAAAACAGGGATTTTATACTTTGCTTCCAGAATTGAAACACCAGATTCTACATTAAATAATTTTTCTGGATATTATGATGTCGAATCAGTTTTAGAAAAAATGAGCATTGATTTTAATACAATACTAGAAAGTAATTATATTCCATATGATTCTGCAGGTGTAGTTCGACAAAAGCTGGTTGGATATGGAACGACATTATTATATAGTTCCGCAAACAAACATTATGCTTTTGCAAGATACTACACAAAAGATGGGAAGAAAGGAGCGTGGGCAACTACTGAATTTAAGAAAGACGATTATATTACAGGCTCACTTATATTTAGTTAAGTTTCGAATGCTGCCTTAGTAATTGTACCGTCGTATTTAATATTATTACTGTTTTGTGAACATATAACAATGGAAAAAATGAAATTGCACCAGTAACAGAAAGGATATTGACTTATGGAAAAATTAAAAGTAATTGTAACAGCGGTGTGGAGCATTATATTAAGTGCCCTGGGAATTTTGGCTATTCCAGTATTATTATTGGTAACATGTAATCTAATAGATTATTTCACAGGTATTGCGGCTTCTAAATTTAGAAAGCAGCAAATAGATAGTTATAAAGGAATAAGAGGGATTGCAAAGAAAATATGTATGTGGCTTTTGGTGGGAGTTGGTGTGATAGTAGACCAGCTCCTTTCTTATTCTGCAGGTGTTATTGGAATAACATTGCCATTTACATTTTTAGTGGCTTGTGTTGTGGCAATATGGCTGATCTGTAACGAAATTATAAGTATATTGGAAAACATCAATGATATTGGCGTAACACTTCCACCATTCTTGCAGCCTATTGTTAAGAATTTAAAAAGTCAGGTGGAGCAGAAAACAGCAATTGATAACAATGATCAGGAGGATAAATAATATGAGAACATTTCCAACAATTAATACAAGATATGAACATGTAAACAATTTCATCAATACACTTGCGCCTGTGGTGTGCAATGCATGGGTTAAGTATAGAAGAGAAGGAAAGAAGACGATTAGTCCGGCTGTTATTTTAGCACAGGCCGCTAAAGAATCTGGCTGGAACTTAGATGCAAGCACGCTCTTTGGAATCAAGGGAACAGACATCACATGTGATACAACAGAGTTTATTAACGGTACATATGTTAATATTAAAGCTGGATTTGCAAAATATCCTAATACAATGGGAGCTATATATGGATATTTGGATTTAATGCAGTGGGATAATTATAATGATGCTACATCTGCTAATACGGTTGAAGGTGAGTTATATGGTCTCACAAATGCTGTCAATAATACGGATAGAGATGCAGACGGTAACTGGGTTGGCTATAATTATGCTACAGCTCCAGATTACTATGAAACAACACTTGCGCTTATCAATGATTTTGGACTTAGAGTGTTCAATGATTATGTTTGGAGTGTGGTTAATGATTCAGAAGATGAGAAAAACATTGAGCAGCCATCACAGGAACTTGATGAATCTGTAATTGACGCAATTTATCGCGGAGAATATGGCAATGATCCAGAGAGAAGACAGAAGCTTGAAGCTGAAGGATACAATTATGCAGACTATCAGGCCGCCATGGAAGCTAAGTATTATCCTAAAGATAATACACCAGCAGAAAGTGAGGAAGAGCCGGAAGAGGAAACATCGCAGGATGCAGAAGAAAGAGTAGCAGTTGTAGAACCAGGAGGAAGTTTCTGCCAGATTGCAAGAGATTACCTTGGAGATGAAGGCAGAGCAGCAGAACTTGCAGAGCATAATGGAATGACACTTGATGATATGCTTTATGCAGGTATGGAGTTAAGACTTCCCAACTAATTATTCGCTTATACAATAGTGTATATCATACTGGATTGCACATATAACAGCATTGTGATAACATATATAAATAGGTAGAAAGACAGTCAAAATGTGTACAATGAAACAGTGTACACATTTTGTACACAATATGGATTAAATAATGTTGATTTAGAATAAATCAGAATAATCTAATATAAATATGTAAAGCCCTTGAACCTGCATAAATGCTGATAAAAACAGCATGATAATAAACACAAATAAATTGTAAAAATTTGATTTCAAAGTTGGGTAATAACCCTATGGTTGGTGCTACTGTAGCTGT